TAAGGGTGGCTTAGTATGGACTGATGTGTATGATGATAGAAAATCATACGCAACCAGTGCTTTAGCACAAGCAGATATTGATGAGATGTCTTCTCCCCTGATTAATGAAATAGAAAGACCAAAAATTAGGGGCACTATTGTAGAAGAGTAATGCCACAGATTCCTGATATTCGTCTTAATAATTTAAGAATACGTGACATTGGAGTTCAAGATGTGCCGAGAGCATTAACAACTAATCCACCCATAGCAATACCTGTGTATCCACCCGTAACAAGTCAGGTGGGTACACCAATTGTTAATATGCCTGGGTGTGTTCAGGCACACAAAGATAATAAAGAGAATGTCAATCTAAAGGAAGAAGATGATAAGGGTATGATGACTCTGTGTGATGCAGGTACTCCTAGTTTCAGTCCGATAGATTATGATGCAAATAAGTTAGATATTACTCAAGAGGCACCACCACTTCCAACTATAAAATCTCCTGAGAAAGAAGAAGAGGATACTGAAACAGACACTGAAGCAGATACACCACCGCCACCACTACTAGCAAATGCAGAGTGTCCTACAAGAGAGCAACAGTTAAAGAATCCTGTAGGAAAATTATTACAAAATAATAAAAAGATAGTCAGGTATGAGACAGTAGGAAAAGAATGTCTCCCTGTATTTGAGAATTTAAATATACCAGATCAGATTGTTGCTAACCTACCATCACCAGGTGCTGTAACTGTTACCGCCTCAATTGCTGCAGTTGCGACGACCTCTGCACTGCTTGCAAAGCCTCTTGCTGATCTTTTGTTAAAGGTTGTGAAACCGACTGTGAAGAAGGTGATAAAGAAGATTGCCGCCTTACGGGGTAAGAAGATCCCGCCGCAGTCGAAAGGGGAGCGCCAAACTGAGCAGCGTCAGAGGAATCACGCTGTGAAGGCACTGCGCTCTGTTCGCCCACTGAAGAAGTAGGAGGAATACTATGACGGTGTGGTGCAATATTAGTTTTATTTTGCACCATTACATCCGCACATATTGCTCTGTAAGGGCTACGTGGATGGAAATAAATTCCCTGTTGTAATAACTGCCCACAATTCTTGAGTCTGGCTAACTCAAAGTCTAAGCGTTTATTGGCAACTAGTTGTTTTTGAAGTTGAATTTGTGTATCTGCTGCTGCTTTACAACGCTCTTGCAATCCACCATCAAGAGGTAGGGAGAGTGTTGCAGATAAACCAACACTTGTACTACTATTTGCTGTCATACCAGTTCTAACTGGTTTCTGCCAGAGTTGATGTCCTGGATTATCAGGTACTCCATCCCCCTGTACTTCCATGATAGTGATGGGCATGTCAGCACCATCTTCATATGCTCTTACAGTTTCACCTTCTGCATTTGTATATGTTCTATCATCATACCAAGACTCCCAAGGCCAGTTCTTTACATTCTTGGTGACTTCTACTATTCTTCCTTCAAAATCTCTGTTATCATATTGAGGTTCCATATAGAAAGTTTCAAATGGATCCTTATCACTACGAGCATGAGTAATATATGGGGTGAAATTAGCAGTTGGGCCTTGACAACTGATCCCACCCCCGTAGGTGTTAGTGATATACGGGCCTTGTAAAACTTGAATAGCTTGGTTGGTAACCGATCCTGAACTATTTGCGATTGGATTTGCGGTTGCACTCACACCCCCGACATCCGCTGCAATCGCAGTCGGGGCACTTACAACCACACTCAGGGCAGATAGGCATAATACTTTTACTGGGTAAAGACTGAAGTTGTATCTGTGACGCTTGTCACTTCTGTGGTTCTTTGAATTATAGTTTGATTCGTTATTCCTGGCCCCTGGTAGGTGCTTGTGAACTGGAATGCTGCTCCTGGTTCTGTGATTGTGAAATTGGAGTTGTTGAAGTTCAATCCAGTTGCAGAACTTGTAACTTGTCCTTCGATTCCTCCTAGGGGAGTCACTGTCACATTGTTGGTTACTGTTGGGGGAAGGAGTGATGCTCCGTTGTTGGATACGTTTGTTCCAGATACTGTGTATTGCCATCCTGTTGCATAGTCTATAGAGTTAATCGTTTCAGTTTGCTTACTTGTCGTCTCCGTGTGGCTCGTCATGGATCCTTGGCTGAAATTTGGGACCACGGGGACCGCCAGTACAGCGGCAGGAATAAGACTTACTCCCACCGCAGACATCACAATATATATGATTGTCTTTCCAAAAGTCATGAATTTTTGCCTCGCTCATATTTAGTCGATCACAGTGATCTCTGAGACAAATTGGCCAACGGCTGTAGAACCAGATCCACCAGCAGTAACCGCGATACCACCGTCTGTAGCAATAGTACCTGCCAGGTTACCAGCAGTTCCAGCAGTGTAAGAAGTCTGACTGGAGAAGTTACCAACATCGCCTACAGTAGGAGCTGCGGTTGGAACTGCATCACCTTGCAGGAAAGAAGAACTGAAGGAGAATGCTTCACCTGTAGTTGCTTGTGTTGCAGAAATTGCACCAGGAGCATAGACACCACTGGTAATAGTTCCTGCAGAAATAGTTCCTGCCGTGGTTCCGTCCGTAGTATTTACGTTCGATCCAGATACACTGTATTGAGAACCCAAGCGAATTGCGGTGGTTCTTGCACTATCTACAGTAAGTTGGACGCTCGAACTCATCTTATGAATCAGCCCCCCTGCATTTGCGGCAGGGGCTGCCATCAAAAGCATAATTAAAGGAAGGAATCTTTTCATGCTGTCACTATTGGGGTGTGTATTTATTTAGAGGGATGTTTTTTACAAAAAGAATTATTGTTTGTGATGATACTTGACATATTACTGAAGTATGACTAGGATAGGTTTGTCAGGTTTGGATGAGAGTTTAAATAAATAACTAAAAACTTGGGAAATGGATGACGATAGTATTGAGCTAACTGTTACTTGGTGTATTGGTGGATAATTTTTCTATTTTTTTATTTGCTATGGCTGGCATCTCTATGCTTGTAGGTGCTTTTTATTTAATAAATAGCGCTGCTAGTTCCAAACCTATGAGAGATTATAATGCTGGGCGCTTGACTGGTACTTGGACTACTCAGGTAAAAAGACCAGTGCATCCTGAGATGAAGGATGTAGAACCAGGAACAGAATTAATGGGAGTTAATTTTGGAAAGACTGAGTGTAATTTGGAAGAGTATAAGGATCTTCAAGCAAGGATTGATGCATTAAGAATTGAATTGGAAGATCAATTTGAAGATGGAGATGATGATGAGGATGATGGTGGATCTACTGTGGTATTAAATCGATGACTGAAATTAATTGGAAAGAAGAACTTGCTAATTGGGAGGAAGAGTATATGGAGATGAGGGACTGTGATCCTGGTCCTGCTCTTACTGATGTAGAAGTAGACATTCTTCAGGGTGATGTGTTAAAATCTAATGAGGGCATGATCTTTGGCGGGATGTATGCTGATTGGAAAAAACGTAAAGGATTACCATCATGAAAAATACTGAAAATTACGAAAAACTTCTAGAGAGATTTTATAAAAGAACTACTCAATTAGAAGATAGGCAATCTGATTTGGAAGATGCCTATCAAGAATATATGCAATTGGATAGGGATTTAGATAGGTTAGTAGGTTCTATTCAGGCAGTAGAATATCTTGCTTATGGTAAACTTCCTGGTGATGGTAATCATGGTGGTATGGAAGATCATCATCCTAGAGAATAAAGCACAATCCCGTTTTTTCATGACTATTTGGTTTTATGAGCACCTTCTGAACCACTGCCACTGGGTTTGGGTTCGCTTGCTTGATGATGCACCACAGGACGCCATCCACAAGCGTCTCACCCGCATTTTTGATATTGGCATGGGTGATTCAATGAGGTGCTACATGAAGGCAAAGGGAGAGTGGTAAAGCACTCTTTCTACCCTCTCTAAAGACTCTCTAAGCGTCTCTAAGGCGCTTCTTTTTGACATTATGCTATCGTCATGGTAGAATCCTAATATGATTAAACTTCGTCCTCATTAAATGATTGAACTTCGTCCTCATCAGGAGCGTATTGTTGCCTCTATGGTAGCTAACCGTAAGGGACAGGTTATTGTCCCTACAGGTGGCGGCAAAACTTTGTGTATGATTAAGGATGCACAAAGAGAGTTTAATAGTGGTAACAAGTGGGGTTTTATTTTAAAGCAACCTGATAGAAAAACCATTGTAGTTGTATCCCCACGCATACTACTAGCACAGCAACATTCTAATGATTTTGATGATTGGTTAGGTGTACATCCTTTGCTTCAGCGTAGGATACTGCATGTACATAGTGGAAAAACATCACATTATTCCACTACAGATTCTAAGAAGATTAGTGAATGGAATGATGAGAATAGTAAGTATAATAGGTTAATTTTTACCACATATCATTCATTACATAGAATACAAGAAGCAAAGATTCCTGTAGATACAATATACTTTGATGAGGCACATAATAGTGTTCAGAGACATTTTTTCCCTGCGACTGAGTTTTTTGCAACTAGAGATGGAATTCGCTGCTATTTCTTTACTGCTACTCCTAAGCATTCTCTTTCTATTTCACATCCTGGAATGAATGATGAGGAGATTTATGGTAAAGTGTTGGAGCAAGTTTCTGCTCCTGAGTTAGTGCGTAAGGGATATATTCTCCCTCCTAAAGTATTAGTGAAGCAACTAGAAATGATTAAGGTAGGGCGTCCATCAGTGGAGCAAGATGCAGAGAATTTGTTAGCAACTATTGATGAATCTGGTGTTGATAAAATATTAGTTTGTGCAAGAAGAACAGCACAGATTGTTAACATGGTTAGTGAGACTAACTTCTGCAATCAGTTACAAATGCGTGGTTATAATTGGATGTATATAACTTCCAAGACTGGTGCAATTATCAATGGCACAGAAGTTGGGAGGGATAAATTCTTTGATACATTGACAAAATGGGGCAAAGAAAAGGGGATGAAGTTTGTAGTTATGCACCATAGTATTTTGAGTGAGGGTATCAATGTCCCAGGATTAGAGGCAGCATTGTTTATGAGAAATATGGATCTTATCTCTTTAAGTCAAACAATAGGGAGGGTAATTAGG